GTTAGGTTTCGTCTCAGCGTCAGCCTTCTTTGGGCGACCGCGCGATTTGGTCGCCGACGCTTTCTCGGACTTCTCGTCCTTCTCAAGCTTCACGACCTCGGCTGGTGGCGTTGCTGGAGTGGTGACTGGCGGTACCGGAGGTTCACCGGAGCCGGAATTATCGCCGCCCTGCCCGGTTGAATCGGTCTTATCCAAATCCGTATCGGGATTTGCGGGAGTTTTATCGGCTTCTCCAGAAGAACCTGCGCCCTCGCCTGCAGGCTGGCTCTGACCAGTCTCTGCGCCGTCCGGCAGTTGGATGCCAGGCGTAAACGACCCGCCACCAAGAAGCAGCGTGGTTTCGGTGATGTTGCCATCATCTTCGTCCGCGTTGTCTTCATCGTCTTCTGGCTCGCCGCCGCCCACCGGGGACAAGGCTGTGCTGGATGCGGGATCGCCTAACAACATATCGTCAGGCACAAGCCGGTAATGCTCGATCGAGATAAGGCAACGCACATGCAGTTCGTCATGAACATCGGCTATTGCGCGACCGTAACCGTCATTCTCGAAGTTGTAGGCCGTACCGCCGATGTAAACATCGGACGCGGGACCAAGCAGGCACTGAATACGAGGCATGGTGATTTCTCCGGGACTGATTAAGAAAAAGCGACCACGGCGGCTATTCGTTCGCCGTGGTCGCTATCACTCTGACGTTTGGCGCTTCTCGCCCCGTGGATTAAGCGACAACGGTTAGAGTAATGCCGACCGTGACTGCTGCTGTTGGTGCAGTCGTGATCTTCAAGCCGATGCCGCGAGCCGTATCCTTCTGTGGGACACGGACGGCACTTGGCTTTGTGGGACGGAACAATGCATCGGCGGTTAGATCAGCAGCGGTGGCAAATTCATCGCCAATCGTGCGCTCTGTATCTTCCGAAGCCCAGTCACCTGACAGCACGCCGATATCGGCACTGATAGCGCCGGTTACATCGACGACAATGTCAGTTGGCCGGGTGGTTGCTGGGATGCAGGCAAATTCAGCGATATCGCCGACAGCGGCGGTTGCTGGAATGTTGATCGTGTAGCGATGGACAACTGCTTCGCCCGCCGTATTCGGATACGGGACAGGTGTGAGGCCTTTCGCTGCGGAATTCTTAAGGTGTGCCATTGGCTTTGCTCCAAAGTCTATTGCTGAAAGTGAATGTGCCGCCCGTCATGGGCGGCTCAATTCATCAGGCGGCTTTTGGCCGGGTCGCGTAGGTATCGAGCGCCTGCACGCCGAAATCGCGATTGTTGAAGCGTGTCTTCTTCACACCAAAGATGATGCCGGCAGCAACGGTAGGTTCGTTGCCGTAATCCTTGGTTTCTTCTTTCCAGGAGAAACGCAGACCACCGGTAGAGCCGTAAGCGACAACACCAGCCTGACGGCCAAGGAAAAGAGCGCGAGCAGCTGGGAGGTTTGAACCTGCGCCGTAGTCATCAAAGCGGATGACGTTTTCATGGCTGTGCAGCACGCAATTATTGATCATGCCAAGGGTGCCCTTGAAGATCGGGTTATTGCGGCCTTCGGCAGCAGCCGCAGCCTTCTGGATTTCGAGCCAACCAGCAGTCGACGATGTGCGGAGGTCGTATTCCTGATACGGCGACATAACGCAAACGTAGTGCGCTTCACCGTTAATCTGCACGGGCTGCATGTTGGCATTTTCAGGATTCTGCGACTTCATCATGCGAGCCTGCACAACAGCGCGCTCGATGATATCACGGTCCATTTTCATGGTGTTCGTGATCGTGCCCTTACTTTCCGCCGAACCGGCATAGATAAGGTGGCCGCTGTCAGGCGCTTGAACCGGGTTCTGCGCATGGCCGGCATAAGTGGTTTCTTCGGTGAAGTCTTCGTTGATGCCGCGTGCACCCGACAGATAGACGAAATTCACTTCGTCCATGTACTTCGCCCAGTATTCGGCAAGACGTTCTTTAGCCGTCTTACGGAGGTCATGAGCGGTACGCTTGCGGCTCATCTTGCCACCAGCCGACACTGCATGGCGCAGCTGATCGATCTGGATTTTGTCCGAATAGAATTTCAGACCTTCTTCCTTGCCCTCAATGCGGTTATCGCCGGGTGTCGGCTTCTGCTTGAGCTGGGCGCAAAGGTCGAAGTGGATCAAATCACCAGCTTCGGACTCAAGATCGGTCAAGCGCTGGATAACAGCGTTGTCGTTCTCGGACACGAACTTGCGCTCAAAATACGAACGCTTGATGATTTCAGTGAAAAGGGCGCCCGACCAACGGGCAACGGCGCGGGCATCGCCAAACGGAATTACGGTTTTCATGACGTGTTCTCCGGATTAATCGGTCAGAAGCACGTCATGCGCAAACTGGAGCAATGATTACCCGGAAAACATACCCTTTGCAATACGAGATTTCGTGGCATTTTCAGGGGATGAACCCTTACTGCATGTACGCAATTGTCTACACTCATTCTTTGTCAATAGAGCAATCAGCACTTTGCTTGCGCGTTTGTTTTGCTCTATTATTACTGAGCCGTTAATGGGCAAATAGAAGGATTGAGGGGCTATGGCAGTTATCCAAATAGAGCATATCGAAATTACCACTAAAGGTGGCTACCCGGGTATGATCACTGGTTTACAGGATGATCAAGATTTGTTGGTGGGTTATGTAACCACACCTGCATCCGGGAAAATTCGCATTCAATGGAATGATTACGGTAAAGCGCGCAACCAAACCGATAAATTTGACCTGCAAAACAATAAAGAGGACGATGTGGTTGAAGCGGTCGATACTGCGAAGAAAATCTTTCACCGATAAACAAAAGCCCCTGACTGAGCAGGGGCTTTGATTGTTTAGACAGCTGTGCGTCGCACTGAAGTGGGGCGCACTTTTGCCGCGTGGTCCATAATTCCCTGCGATACTTCTGCAAGATAACTTGGACTGATACTTCCGCGAGGTTTTGTATCCCCCACATCAAACATCATGTCAGAACGGTCCTCGTTAAACTCGTCCAAAATTATGTAAGAGGGATATTTTAGCTTCGCCCTTTTACATTCAAGTTGTGGGATGACTTTGTAAGGCCGTCCGTCCTTGGGCTCTTGAGAAGTAATTGGAAAAAGAAAGAGCTTTGCAGGGTCCTCTTTCGTTTTAAACACCATACATGTCGGGCGATATTTTCTCCCGCTCTCCTCTCCCTTGGCCGCCTCACGGGCCCAAAGGTAACTGTATTCAATAATATCACCGACGTCGAATTTCATCCGTTGTTAATCCCTATCTGGGGGAGTTTCGAACATTTTCTTCTAGTCCTCCCATAAGTTGATCGAAGCTGTTTTGAGGTGCGTTCTCTAGGGTGTAAGCCTTAGATTTTGCGCGATTTAGTACTTTTTCCCACACGTCTGTGGAAACGATAATGAGTTTCTCCTTTCCTCTTTTTGTCAGAGCTACTGGCTCCGCCAAAGCTGCATCCAGAATGTCACCGGATGCTCGGTTCATTTCTGAGAAGCTGTAAGTTTTCATCGGTTTGTAACTTCCTCTTTGGGAATGACTCCACTTGTAATATTTAAACCAGCTCATTTCCCTTTCTTGCTGGCATTACGTAATATACGTACTTTGCATAGAATATGC